GTCTTACACGAAAAAGAAAGAAGTTGAATCCAGCTCATCATCCACAGAACAAACCACCGTCTCATCAGAATCAGCTGCTGCAAATCTAGACGATATAATTGAGACATTCTCGCAGCAATCACTTGTGGTTTACAATCCACGGGACATGACGAAGGACGACTTTGGTATTGCGCCTATGTCAGCTACCAGTGCGAAGATATTCTCATTAGTCGAAACCGACAATGAGGATGATCAACGTAATGCTCGATTACTAACTTTTGATAATTTGGATGACTTGAAAGCGACTAAACAGTATTATGATGACCTTGGAAAAGATTCAGCAATGCTGTTCTCCTACACTGCTGTTAACGAAGATGAATTAGTATTGATGCAATTTAATGGTCAACTACCGCAAGAATTAGTTGAAAAATATGCTAAGGTAGCTTCTTTGGAATTAACAGAATCACCATTTGGATCTACTACTGCAGAATCGCAAACTTATTCATCAGAAAATGAAACTGTATACTCAGAAGAAAGCGTCCAACCTGCAGAAGTTCCAGAAAGTAGTCAGGAACAAACATATGAGAGTTATAGTGCTCCATCTCAACCGGTTGAAGAATACACAACCGTACAAGCTGGTGAAGGTCCTCCAGAAATAGCTGCACGTGTTGGTATTTCAGTGGAAACACTTTATGAACTAAATGGCATCGACCCGAACAATTACATGTTATATCCTGGTGATACATTGAGAGTTAAATAGGGAGACTATTATGAAGAAAAAGGTTTCTAAAGACATTGAGATACTCGAATCTATAAAAAATTTAGTATCCATCATTGAAGACGCCCTTGCAAAAGAAGCAATTGACGCAGCTTTCTTTTGCAGTCTTTCGATACCGGATTTAATGGGGCAATATCATTACCCTAACCTAAGAGAAGAAACAAAAAAATATAGAGGTGTTGTGAGCAAAAGATATATAAAATGGTATGATGAAAATGTATATAAATATCAGAATCCTCCTATTGAAGATGTTGATGATGATGCTGTTATTCAAAATATAAATCAATTTGATGGATCCATAATATACAATATCAGATGTAAACTATTCCACCAGGGAAGTATTTTGCATCGAACTGTAGAGGAAAAAATAAATACTAAGTATAAAAACTTAGTAGGCGTTGAAGATGACAAGCTTATAATTAATATTACATTTGAAAAATACTCTACTTCTTATGGCTTTTCAACAAATAATTACGATGAATATAAGACTGTGAATATCAATATAAACAAACGCGACATAGCTAAAGAATTGATGAGCCATGCGTCACATCTGATTAATATAAATACTCCTACTACTTTCAATATTAAACATATTAAGGATTATCCAGATGGAGATTAAAAAAGCCCCCTACTCTAATTGAGTAAGGAGTTTCTCTATTGTGTCATGAATTTACAATTACAATATGCTGAAAAACATACAAGTATTTTAGACGATATTCTAAACAATAATATCTATTAAAATGAAATAATGATAAAATAAAAATCGAAGAGTGTTAGGCGCACTTCCCCAAGTTTCCACCGCCTAACTACTCTTCATAAAGTATTGCACGCACCTACTAATTTATAGTATAAACTTATTTACTGCAAGTAAAATGAATATGATCTATGTACAAGCCCGCCAAAGCGGGCTATTTGTTTACCACGGAAGCTTGTTGTTGTTCAACGCTACTTGCAATGCTTTGACCATGTTAGAAACAGGGCTGATAATACCGTCTTGTGTTGTATCCAAAGCTTTCTGCATCGCTTTGATCGTGTTCTTTCCACACAATCCGTCAACTGCACCATTGTAGTAACCTTTTGCTTTCAACCGTTTCTGCCATGTTCGAATCAGGGTGGATCCTTTTAGTGTATTATCAAATTGTGCGGCATAAAGGTTCTTGTTGCACGCTTGCCGATACTGATGGCTGATTTCATCATCTGGTGTGATACCTTCGTACTGCATCGCTTTATTGGCAGTGCTTGGACCAAACATGCCGTCTTCTTGGATTTTATTGGTATTTGGTTTTACAGAAGGTGTGCTAGGTTTAGCTGCTGAATTAGAACCGCTAGTCTTGCCAAACACCGCATCTTTGAAGCGTTCTAGCTCACTTGGTTTTGCTACCCAAGGAGCTGGACAGTTTTTGCCTGTTACGTCAAAGTGGCGCCAAATCTTCTCTCTCGTAATATGAGGATAAATGGCGATCAATTCTTTAACGGCCTTCACAGCATTTTGGAATGTCTTTTCCGTAATGTTTCCATTCTTGTCTAGGCACATTTCAACACCGATCGTTGAATAGTTGGCGTTGCCTATCTTAGAATACAGCGGACGATAGCGTGAACCATCTGCATTGTATTTGCTGATTTCGTTGGCGTGATACGCAACTTCATTGAAAGGGATAATACAGAGTGCCTCAGTATCATCTATAAACAGTTGAGCAGAAGCATAGGATCCTTTTAGATTATTAAAATAGTTCTTGTGATTGCGTGCGGTGCCACCGTTGTTAGCGGTGTAATGCATAACGATACCATCAATACCGTTATTCCTGATACCTGGTCTTGAGTACTCATTAACATTGATATACTCGTATTTGATGAAACTCATATCAATCATCCTCTCTAAAAAAAGAAGCAGCCAATCGGCTACTCCTTCTTGTCGGTAAACTCTTGCCCATCGCCATAATCTGGTTTTTGTTCATCTTGATACTGGCTGCTAGCGATATTCAAGAACACACCAGCTAGAGTTGCAGCAGCCGTGATCGTTCCAACAATGATTTCTGTTGAGAATCCATATAATCCTCCTAGAGTTACTATAAATGCCGTGACACCTGGCACTCCAACGGTTAAAACTTTTTTTGCTAGATCATACTGTTTGTTTGTTAATTTCATGATATTTCCTCCTAATGTTCATCGATTTCTTTTTGTTGCAAAATACCTTCATCACGTACATTCAAATTAGATACCTTAGCACGCAATGTGTCGCCAGTTCCGTTTCCACCGAGATTCTTGTATGCTTCAAACAGATAATCAAAGTTGTTTAATTCGCCAACAGTGATATACCCACGCTTAATGTACTCATCTGCTTTGTTCCATATTTGGTTGTGGAGTGAAGCCTTCTCGGCCTTGACGATTTTCTGGCTTCTAACCTCAGCCATTGCCTGATAATCCTCTACACTTTTGAGGCGTTTATCTTGTTCACTATTCGCTGTTTCTAATGCTGTGATTGTTTGTTCCCTAAGATCATTTTCAGCCCTTTTAGCTTTGACTAACTTAGTGACCCATGTTCCCACCCTCCACAGAGTAGCTAATAAACCACTGCCAAATAATGCTGCCCAAAAACTATTAATTTCTAAAAACTCTTTCATTCTGATTTCCCCCAACTGAACATACGCCACCTACTTTCCTAAATTAAAAAAGCACACTCGATTGAGCGTGCTAATAAGCATTTAAAATATCAATATTATTACCATGTGACATTGGATCCAATTTGATATGCCCGCAAAGATACTCATCAGATATGGGATCGTTGTATATCACAATCGAAGGCGAACCTTTAGATACAGAGTAAAAATAATTATTAATGAATGTTACTTCCATATCATTACCTAGCCCATCGCCAAAAATAATATTGGAATCATCCAATCGAATAGCATCTGATTTTTCAGATATAATTACACAATCCTCTAATACAAGCCGTTGGTTAGTCACCCCCGAATTTACATTGCAATGCGCATAAAACGCAGCACCCCGGGTTGAATCGATGTAAAACCTGCATCTTCGAAAAATAATTGTTTGATTTTGATGCATTCCTATACCTACTGCGCTATTTTGATAAGATTCAAAATCAATATCCTCAAATATCAGCGTTCCAGACCCTGCATAATCAATATGAGCAGCATAGCTAGTAGTTG